TAAATTCGTGTGTCTAACTCCCAGCCTATTTGCTTTGTGTACGATTCCATTTCTGGAACTCGTGATCTCGCTTCGAGATACTTACAACCTGCTTGTTTTGCTAAGTCGTTAAACCATTCGTTATGGGCCAACCAATTGTGGCCTCCTTTATTGTAAGTATACGCTATCCATAGCAACAATGTCTTGTCTTTTGTAAACGTGTCAACCTCTACCGTTAACACCAAAAACCCTACAGAAGAAGTGTAAAGAAAAGCTCTTTCATTTACACATTCGCTGTAAACATCTTCAGGAATAAAAGTTAAAAGCGGATTTGCTTTAAGTATGTCAACTATACCCGACCTTACCTTATCCCAACATTTCCGTATGTCGGTATATTCAGGTAACTCAGTAGTCGATCTCCTTTCCGTACTTTCCATACCGTCTCCTTGGTAATCCTATTCCTTTGTACTTAACTGTTCTTTTTACGCCAAGGTCTCCGCCTCGGGCCTTTAGTTCTGCTTGTGTTATTTCTAAATTAAACTGATATAAATATTCTTGAGCTGCGCCTACGTCAGACCATTCTCTACTTGGCATACGAAGGAGTCTATATAAAGCGCCATATATAATAGCGTCTCTATACTGATTAGATACAGTAGTATCTATGTTATTGGAGGTTCTACTAGGTTTAAGTGCAACACTTGCAATAACTTGTTTAGGCCCGTTTGCTACCGGCACTATCCAAAATGTACTAGGAGTTTTTTGTAGGTACACGTGTGGGTTACCCGTTCTGTCTCTCCAATCTGGGTAGTTTAGCTCTAGGCTACGGGGGCTAGTTGGATCCATGTCTTTTCCATCATGGGTCATATATAAAACTTGATGTACTTCTGTACCAGTAGGAATATCAAAGTCGTACTCATACACGCCCGCAATAGTGCTAAACGGGTCCATATCTAAAATATAAGCTTTTGATCTTTCGCAGAACTCTATTGCTGCAGCTCTTATGTTTTGTTCAACTAACGAGTCTGGGCATAAAGGTACATAAGGTAAAACTTCTTTGACTAAAGAAGAATAAGCTGCCACATTTACCTACCTTGCTGTTGTGTCATCACCTTTGGAACAGCGCCTATGTTAGATACTTGATCGTTATTTGGGTCTAGTAAGGTTGAGGATTGTACGCCTTGGCTTATACTACCTGTAAATAGTTGATAATGATTTGAAGCTCTTTGTGCATTTCCTGCGTATTCCGCATCTTTCATATAAGCTCTATATAAAACAAAGTCTACAATTGCGTTTGCATAAATATCATCCACTCCAATAGTGCTACTAGTACCTGATAAATCAGTGGGGGAAGCGAAAAAAACACCCTCTACAAATGGTTTCCCCGCCACGCCAGGGTAAACATAATAGTTTCTTGGGTCGTCTTCATCAAACATATAGTGTTTGACTATAGTAGTATGAGCTGCATCTCCAGAAACAGTTGGGTCATGCCAATCTGGTTCTTGGGTATTTAAAATATCTGGGTTAACAATTCTTATTGCTCTTTTGCCTGTAGCACTGCCGCCTGCTGCGGACATGTTTCTTACTACTTTAATTAGCCTAAGGCCTGCGCTAGGCAGTGTTTGTTTTGTACCGGTTGTAAGTTGTACATTTGTTGTAGTGGCTGAAGACTCAGGTCTAAAGTTTACAATCTCTCTTTGTGCATCGTTTATATACCTAATTAATTCAGCTTCAGGCCATCTAACGCTTGTAGTGTCCTGTAAAGTGTCTTTAACTCTGTTTAATAAATTAGCGCCTGTCAGTGTCCCTGCCATAATCTATCCTCTATTGTGCAGTTTCTATTTCTGCAATTAAATCCGATTTTTTCTTACGTCTATCAAGTTCAATTCCTAAGGTGCGTCCATGTTCTTCTAGTTGCACTTTAGTCATGCCCTCTAAATCTATTGAAGGTGTAGTTTCTTCTACGACTTTATCTAATTTGTCTAAAATTTCTACAGCTTCCTCTATGACGGGTTCTACTTTTGTAGCTTTATCTCCGTCTTTTACCTCCGTGCATCCATTCTGTAAACATAGTATACCTAATTCTGTACCTACTTCTTTAGGTGTTCCAGCCGTTAATCTAACAACTGCGCCCCAAGTTGAAGCTACATACTTATCTTCATCTGCTACTATCCACATACTTTTTACTCCTTAAATATAGGTGGCCATAACAGCCACCCATAAAATATACCACAATTAATATGCTACATCCAATCTTATAACACCGAAGTCTTCATTCTGACCTGAAACGTCTGAATGATAAACTGGCTTCTTAAGACCAAATATCTTACCAATTGAAATACCGTTCTGGTTTCCATAGTCGAAAGTATCTTCAACTATTTCTGGTACACCAATGTCAGCCATTGCTAGTGCTTGTGCACCTGCAAAGATACATGCAGAACCGTTAACGTCAGCGTTAGCGCCCCATTTGTATCCAGCTGAACCAGCATTACCTGATGCTCCACTTGTAGCTCCAGTTGTGTTAAACACATGTCTGAACTCGTGGATCATAATACCATCAACCATTAGGCTTGAAGAACCTGCGAATAAGCTTGAACCTGGTCCTCTTACTCCAGCATTCCTAACGTTAGCTAAGAAATCTGAATCAAGTTTTAGGTCAGCCATGACTTGAGGTGTCACAAATAAGTGATACGTCTCGTCGTTTCCAGCTCCTCTCAAACCTCTAATGTAGTTGTCTTTAGCGTAAGCTTTTAAGTCAACAAGTCCACCATAGCTAAGTTTGTCAGCTGCAGCAACTGCAGTAACATCTCCAGCTACAATACCATTAGTGGCATCGAATCTTCTATGTCTATTAGAAGTTGGGGCTGTTATATCCGATCCAAACGCTAGATCATTAAGGTTTTGTCCTGAGTTCATTACAGGTCTTAATGCGCCATTGTTTTTAAGGTTATAGCCTACTCCACTTAGAGTTAAGAATGCTAATTGGTCCATTCTGTCAGCCATTGCGTAAGCAAGTGCGTCTCTTGAATGTTCCCTAAAGTTCACAACCGATTTTTGATCAGCCAATCTACCAGATAGTCTGTTCGCGAATCTTAATTGATCAAGTTGTACAACTATGTCGTAAGCTCTTAGTGCCTCTTCATTACCTTCTAAAGTATTGTCACCAACGATACCATCACCAGTCATGTCAGCTAAAAGCGTTAATACAGCTCTAGCTCCTTTTTCTGATTGAGTAAGTTCAGATATTCTCTGAACCATTGCGTTAGATCCGCTACCTGCGAATTGGTTAATGAAAGACATATTTCTTGCAACACGCCAAAAATCCCTAGACCAGATCGTTAATTGTTCACTGGTTAGAGAAGCAAAGTTTGTATTTGCCATGATAATATCTCCTTATCATTTAAGTTTAATAACCAGTCGACTTTTGGAGCGACTTTTATCCGTATACCCACTATCGTGCGGGAAACGCTCTCGTTATTTACGGAATACGAATCCGGTCAGTTTAACGCCAACAGGCGAAAACGATTTTTTACAGGAACGACCCTGGTCAATTATCGTATTGACGGACGAACTTACTTAATTTATACCACAGTTTATCCGAAATCTCCACGCATTCTACGTAAAGTTTCATCGGGTAAAGCATTAAATTCATCAGAAGATAGCAGGTCTACCTCTACTTTTTTGTCAACTTTTGTTTTTCCAGCCATTGCAGGGGGTTGTGATTCTGCAGCTTGTAATTTTTTAGCAGTGTTGGCTACTTTTTTTCTTTGTGCAATTTGTGGATCTGACTTAGGTGCTACTGGTGCTGCTACAGGCGAACCCATAATATACTTACTAGCTTTATCTAGTGCATCTGCGCCAGAAAAACCTTGTACCATAAAAGCGTCCCGCAAATCTAAAACTTCTTGCGTTTTAACCTCATCAAAACTTGCGTGCGTTTCATTTAGCTCAGGGTGTTTTGTTGCTAGTTCAGTTGCTTTAGCTTGAAGAGCCATAACTTCTGTACTTTGCTCTACAGTCTTGCCCATTTGACTTTGCACTTCAAACATCATTTGTTCTTTTTCTGCTTGTCTAATTTCTTTTCTTAAACTAGTAGCTTTTTGAGACTCCCCGTTTAAGACGTGTTCTTGGTACTCAACTTCTTTTACATCAAAATCATAAGTAGGCGATTCTGAAATTGTTTGTACTGGGTTAGTAATCTCTTCTAGTTTTTTAGCTAATGCTTTTTGTTTTGCTAAAACTTCATCAAACCTAGACTTAGGTATCATTGGCTCCTTTGGTGCGTTAACCTCTTCCGGTACTCTTCCTTCAGGCTGTTGTGTATTTGCGTCATCTTCTGCCAATACTGTTTCTTCTCCTGAATCTTCTGCGACTTCGTCTGCAGTTTCAAGCTCTTCTGTTTCTGCTTCCTCTTCAAGCTCTTCTGTTGGTTCTTCTTCAGCTTTAAGCTCTTCGACTTCTTCAATTTCTGCCTCCTTGGGAAATTCTATTTCATCTTCCTCATCTTGAGGGTTTTCAAAATTCATATCAACCTCAAACGGTTTGCTTTCTTCTTCACTTATTGGGTCTGCACCCGGCATAGTTTGAAAGACAACGCTATCGTCTATTTGGTTTTCTTCTTTTTTATTTGCCATTGTTATTACCTCCTGTAGGTTTTACGGCAGCTGCAGCCATCTTGACTGCGGCTTGTACATCAGTTTGTTGTTTACGCATATCATTTGTTATTGCTGACAAACGTTCACGTAACTCAAGTTCTTCACGTTTCTGTTGTAGTTTACTTTGTAATTCAGCAACCTTCAACTGCGGCTCGGCTTCCGCTTGTTCTACCTTCGCAGCATTTAGTGCTGTTTCAGATTGTAACTTAGTCACTTCTGCTTCTAGTTTAGCAATCTCAAGCTGCGTACTTCTGATTTGTGATTCCATTTGGAACTCTTGTAATTGTATTTCTTGTTCAGAAGGTGGAGCGGTACCTTCTTGTCTTCTTATCCTATCGGCTATGTCAGCTTTTCTAGATAAGTGCGAATACTCTACTATCATATCGTTTGGTATTGGTACTCCGGCTCCACGTAACGCGATAGCTTCTGCAAACTGCATTTCATCAAAGTTATCTCTAGCAGGAGCAGTACCAACTATTACATCATACTCACCTAAAGTTAAATCATTTATAACTTCTCCTTCTGGAGTCATTTCATTTACCCTTAGTTTATTTCTAGGTTTATAAGGATCGGATTCATCTGTTATTTGAATTATTCTTTCTTCCGTGTAATAAGACTGTACAAGTTGTAGTATTTTTTCTGCTAAATACTGCCTAGTTTTTGCTAGGTTGTCTAACGGTACTTGTAATAACATAGACCCCCTGTTTTGTTTAGCATTAATAGCTACACCTGAAACTTCTGGACTATCCATACCTAACATGGCGTCTGTCACACCACTTATTTCTTTTATATTTCTAGCCGCTTTTTGTCCTATTCTATCTAACCCAGTAGGTATTTGATTAGCTTGTATTTTTTGGGGGGCTGTTGATCCTCTGTTGTATTCTAGTACTAGTCCTGTCTCTGCTCCATGCTCTTCTAAATCGTCAGCGGTCATGCCAGACAAAGATCCGCCCTCTACAATCCAACCACTGTTAGCGGTTGTATTAACTATGTGCAACTCTTGGGATGAAATTTTGTTTAACTGCTCTTGCGGAGAAATTAAATTCCGTACCATCCCAAAAGGTTTACCTCTTCTCC